ATGACGTTCTGGCCGGGCAGGGGGCAGATACAGCCTGACCTCCTGGTTGAGCTGTTCTGGGGTAGTGAGCGGCGACTGCTCTTTGTGGAGCTAAAGTGGCGCTCTCCTCTAAGTGGCTCTGATCAGCTCCACAAGCAGTGGGAGAGCTTCCTAACACCTACTGAGCGCGAGATTGCGCTACACCTGTTCATCGGCATCGAGACTGGTGAGGGTTATCAGGCAAAGGCACAGGATGATGTTTGGAGGGGGCGGCTGTGCCTTCTCAACTGGCACCATGTCTTGTACTGCGCCACTTACTCCGCGAAAGGCGGGAGTCGTCAATTTCAGACCTGGGCCAAGCACAGTGCACACTTGCTTGGGCTTATGGGGATAACCCCATTCCTTGGCTTCAAGTGGATTGTGGCGCCTGAAGCCCCTGACCTCAATAAACGAGTGTTCTGGAAGGGTAGTAACGGCATCGCCGGGCTCGTCCCGCCAGACATCTCTGAGTTTGGCGATGGGCCGGTTTTCTTCACGAATCAAGTCAAGGAGTGATCCATGCTGGGTAATCAGATTTCAGCATCCTTTGAGTACGTCACCAAGGTCGGCCAGGAGGTTGATAACCTCAGCACGTTGGTTACGGAGGAGATCAACCGGATGCTGTCGGAGCCGGATCTGGCCAGGCTCTTTGCCTCCGAGCACTGGAGTAACGATACTCGAAACTCCGATAACCAGTGGGTCAGCACCGATGTCATCTACGATATCCCGTAGATCATAAAGCCGAAGCGCAGCGCATCGATGTACTTGGGGTTCCAGATCAGTCTGGCGGGCGACGGCATCGCGACGGGTGGAAACCGCTTACCGTTAATCCATGTATTTTACTGGGCCTATGGCCCGGCGGAATTCCCTGGCTGCGCAATGATTTTCCCGCTTGAGCCGGGCGAGCAGTTGTTGGACTCTGGGTTGCTCTTTGTCTTCGAAGACCGGCCTGGCGCTCCGCGCTCATGGGCCTACTCAGTAGAGCTGGCACAGGTGAACACACTCGACGACGTCGCTCGCCTAATCCTCCAGCCCATGCGCAAGTTGTTGCTTGGAGCCGAGGCTCTCGAAGCGTTCAAGGGAGATCTCAAGGGGCTCGTGCGCTACGAGGAAATCGCTGATCAGCCCGGCTACTACACAGTCAACATTCTGGAACATTGACGGCTGGAGACTGTGAAATTGAACAGCCTCCCAAATCCTGGGCAGCCGCGGTATCGGCTCAGGGTAATAGAAGAGGGCGGCACACCCTGGCTGAGCCTCATAGGGGAGGCTTCGATGCTTTTGACTGTGCGCCCAGATACGACGCCAGAGAAAAACAGGAAATTCTCCATGCGTTCTACCGTGCAGAGCTGAAAAAACTCGTTCCAGAGCTGTTGGATAAGTGGCACGCCATCCTTGGGCGTTACGGTCAGCGCTTGGGGCATCAAGCGCATGAAAACCAAATGGGGTACGTGCAACATCGAAACTCAGCGCATCTGGCTGAATTTAGAACTGGCGAAAAAGCCCGTGCAGTGCCTGGAGTACACCCTGGTTCACGAGCTGACGCATCTGCTGGAGAGCCATCACAACGAACGCTTTACTGGGCTGCTTGACCAGCACTTGCCACCGTGGCGGACGCTGCGTGAGGAGCTGAACGGATCGGTGCTGGCTGAGTTCTAGGTTGCTCGCTGCTTTGCATGAGTCCATGCGTAACGTCAATTTCAGCAATCAGATCGCCATGTCCCACCAGCGCGCAGCAGCGCAGGTTAGGAGAAAAATGCGCGACTCGCTGATTGGTACACCAGAGCCCAATCGTAGGCATATGATCCAGAAGGGCTTTTTGAATTCTCATCCTTGACGGAATTCTCCAGTTAGCTGACGTACGACACAGACGACCGCATGCTGCGACGTCGATAAATATCGTATTTAACATAATATAGATTATGAGAACCGCCTAAGAAGACATGACAAGCTCGCCAGAGCCGTCCGTCAGTTGCCACCAAGCACAAAACGGTTCGATTGACTGAAGCCTGACACATGCATCGAACTGTGTCTCAACTTCATCTTCGTACTCGTAACCGGGGTTATCGACCAACTCATAGCTAAGGATCATTTCATAATCTCCATTATGTGAACCGCCCTAGGTAGGCTTGCGACACATAGGGCAGGCATCTGCAGGCCACTGAGGCGGATTCCAAAACGAAACGCAGCACCGACCACAGCGCGTGTGTCGAAAGAAACTAAACATAGTTCGCTCCATTACCAAAGATGGCCGGGTTTGCCGGTTCCAACAATCGTGAGTTGATCGCGCGGAGGTTGAGCCCCGTCTCCCGCCCGCGACACGTCGCTTGGGCGTGCGCCGAGGCTCTCTTTCGTACGGTTATCGACACGGCCATATAGGTCAATCGGCCATGGCCGTGCCACGTGGGCAACGTTCTGCTTTTCGAGCAAAAGACCATATCCAGTGCGTGTGACCGTCCAGCCTAGGGCGCGAATATCGGACAGGTACAAGCGTTCCTTCACATGCATTGACGGATCGAGCAATTCGACCTGCCCCATCAATTCCTTGCCGGGCTTCTTGCTGTCAATGATGACTGTTGCTCGCAGTGCGTAGTGCTGAACGAGATTGTCGAAATAATCAATCGGAAGCGGCTTTTCCGGTTCATCGTTGGTCACAGGCTGCGATTCGCTGGCGGCAACTGGCGGCTCGGGCGGCGCATTAACCAGATGAGCAGGCGGCTCGTCTGGTTCGCGCTGAACAGTGACACTAGAAGCTGATTTAGCAGGCTCAGGATTGAAGAAGCCAATCAGGTGCCAGATAGCGAAGCATGCAACGAGAAACGCCACAGGAACGCCAAACGATAGCGCTTTGCTGTTCACCAGGACGTTAGAGCGTGCGGTCTGATAGACGCCGCCCTTGACCGACTCGCGGCGATGGCTCTGGTAGAGGCCAAAGTATTTGGATTCGTAAGAGCGAACACCCGAGCCGATCTTAACGAACCGGCCTTTCGATTGTTTCTGGAGCTGTTCCCATTTGTATTGGTTCGGCCTACCGACTGCCTGGAGCTTGAGGAAATAAACGATATCCTCGATCCGGCTGCGAATGATCTTGTGCACGTCATCGCGGTCCTGACCCATGATGACAATCTCTAGACCCCGATGGCGGTGCTCGGTCCAAAATTTCTGATGGTTGATCGGAAGTTTATAGTTGCCACTGGGAAAATAATCCTGCACTTCATCCCAAACGATCATCGCGTTGTCAGGCGTCTTATCGGCGAAATCGTTTTTCACTCGCTCGATTTCACTAGCCTCCCCGTCCTGCTCTGCTGGCTCGATATAGATCAAGAGCATCTTGATGTATTCAACAGGCTCTTCCAGCAGCTCAGCGAACTTTTCCCAGTTAACGCCGCGGATATTGGTGACCACCTGACGACCCGCTTTGAGCGCCGGGAGGATGTGAAAAACGCACGCTTCATATGACTTGCCAGCGCCCGGCAAACCTTCGTGAAAGTGAATAGCCATTACCATTGCCCCAAGGTTAAAGCCTTGCGCAGCAAGCGGAACGCTAGCCCTGCAGCGAGAATGCCGAACGCCTGAGAAAGCCCGGCCTGAGCCATGAAACTGCCGATATAAGGCATGGTTGGGCCTAGCGCGTCACCTAGCGACTGGTTGAGGAAGTCGGGAACCGGGATAGATTCAAAGATGGTCGCAATAGCGTCGAGAATGCCTTTAAGGATCAAGACAGGAAGTTCAAGCATGAACTCCGTAAAGTCCGTCCAGACACCTTTCCAAAACTCAAGCGTAAAGATTTCCATATAAACCCCTTAGAGCAGCGCCCAGCGAAAAGCAACAAAGCCAGCGCAGGCCATAATGATTGCCTTGATGACTTCCCACGGAATATCCGTCGAACAATGCTGGTCCAGGGTGACCGAGAACACCCAGGTATCGACCGACCAAACCGGGCAACTACCAGACGGATTGAACGCGAAAAACTTGTCACCGGCTTTCATCACAGGCGCGGAACTAACTCTGCTAGTGAAGCCCTCAAATACAGTGGCGAAAGTTTCATCGCCTTTTTCGTGCCAGTCCTGAGCGCCAACAGAAACGCCCTGGTCATCGGAACATTGACCAACAGCGCAATCCGAAAGGCCGTCGCCATCCTCATCCCCTTTACCATCGGTAGAACAGGCTGGGCCGGTACAACTAGTGCTCTGGCCAGTTTTCGCACCGTTGCTGTTGTAATTCGTTGTCGTCGTATTTGTGGTGGTATTTGATACGCAAGGTTTCGGACTGACACAATTGATGACGGTAGCCGTGTCCTGCTTTACAGATTTGATAGATCCATCCGGGTTGACTGTATCCGTGACCTTTGTGTCTATGACAATGCCATTGGTTGATGGCGCCTTACCGATGCACTGAAACTGACCATTGACCGTGCCGCAGGATGAATTACCGGGCTGGTAGTTGAAGTTAAACGAAGAGCAAACTTTGCGCCCCTCCCCGTCCAGTACATAAGTGCAAGGCTGAGTATCGTTATCAATTGGTGCTGGAGGCAGGTCCGGACAACGGCCAACGCAAAGGCCATCATCGCCTGGACCGGCTGAGATAGGTGGAGCAACGGAACCATCGCCAGAAACACCACCTGTAAACGAAACAGCAATCTTGCACTTATTGGTAGTTGGCTGAATAGAACCGCCAGTGGGAAAAACCCGCTTTGGGGCCATAGTGCAATGCGAAACGTCACCTGGAACCGCCGCGCAACCACTGACTGCCAAAGGAGGCGGGGTTTGAGGATTGCCGTCACCGTCGAAGGTGACGTAAAACTGTTTAAAGCCGGTAGTGCCGCCGAGAGACTTGCACTGCGACGGAAGATCGGCATTGACGTAATCCACACAAACGCCACTGCTGTTAGTTATATGGCCGAATCCAGAAACGGCGGGCGAGCTACCAACACACGCTTTACCGCCAGCAGGTGAAATACAACGCCCACCGGTACCATCAGGCGTCTGACCCTCGGGGCATCCGGACCAATAATAAGTGTTAATAATTTGCCCAATGGAACCGACAAGTGCAACATAGTAGGACTGCCCATAATACTGACAAAAAGACCCCGGATAATTGCCAGACTTCTCATCTGATGTGCACGCATTACCGGCCTGCGTGACAGTAGTGTAATTGTACCTAGCAGCATGAGACGAAAACGACGTGAATATTAAGAAGAAGAAAATCCATGTATTACGGCCCATGCGCATAACGCCCCCCAAAAGAATAATCCAAATTGAATCAACATGACGGTGCTCCAAAAAAAAAGGCCACCGAAGTGGCCCTCAAGGGCTATAGCGGGCCGATTAACGGAACCAGCCGATAACCTTGTTGAAGCCCCATTTCGCAACACCCGGCAGGATCTTGATTGCGGCGATAGCGGCGATGGCGGCAACGATGGTGGTCGCGTCCACAGCGGAAGTGACAGCAGTAAAGTCCATGTTCTTACTCCTCGTAAGTGACAGTGTCGGAGCGTGAATTGATCCAATTCACTACAACTCCAAATCCCCAGGCGGACAGCCAGAGAATCAGTGGTAACGACATTCCAGAGATAAACGCACTCTGAATAGTCGTCGAATCGGGCATTGCAAAGAGCGCGGCCAGTGTTGGCGTACTGGCGAAATCTTGGGCGGTCATAAGTGCGTATCCGGCGCAAGATTCTGAATACTCGCCAGCGGCGGTCAGCGTTGTTCCGGCGACTTCAACGCACAGGGCCATTTAGTTAGCGCCTACAACAGCAGCAGGGCGCGGCTGTACGCGCTGAACCGGGACGGGCAGGCCGTCGTCAGACAGCCAGAGGTCGAGGCCGAACGCGGTACCGGTTTTCGACTTCCACGCCTTGGCATATACCGGGACGGCGACTTGCTTGCCGATATATTGCTTGTAGGCATTCTCGATGCCGGAATCGAGCTGACGCTTGGAAACCTTGACTCCGATAGATTGTTCCGTCTCCTGCCCAAACTGGTCACGACCAGGAGCGGTAAGCACCAAATAATGTTCGATGATGCCGTTCATTTTTTCTTTCGACGTGACGCCTTTACAAAGACCCATTTGAACCAACATAGCCATTACCTCGGTTAAGAACGGGCCCAGCGCCCGAGAAAGTGAATTGCCAAAAGTCCGCACATGGTTACGACCAGAACGTTGATAGTTGCCGCGATCATGAAAACAGCCCAGTACGCTTATGCGCTTGAAACCAACCACGCTCATATTCGTTGTAGTCGTAGCTGCAAAGCAGGTACGGGTTGCAATAAATACGGCGCGGGCGGTAGTCACGAAAGCCGCGCAGATATGCCCAAGACAACATCATGCAGCCTCCACCGATGGCTCAACGTACCAACCAGGACGTTGAGCGCTGAAGTCAACTTGCAGAAAGCGCAAGATCGGAATGACGTTGTTTTTCTGGTCATCCATCTTCAGCTTCTGAAGTGAAGCCTTCGAAAGTCCGCATTCGCAAATATCACGAACGTGGTTGTAGAAACTGGCACGGTTCATAGATGCCATGGTTTCTTCCCAGCCGTACTCTTTCAGGCTGCGATATGTGCGAAACAAATTGAGCGCATAGGCCTCGGACAATTTCCCGGACTTCGTTTCCTTGGTCCACCGGGCTTTAAGTGCGGCCAGCACTTTTTCATCATTAATTACTCGCATGGAGATACCTTCAAAGGCCGCAAACAGTTCTTTTGTTACTTGTTCCCAACACCACTGAATAAAACAACTCCCCTGCTCTGCCAATCGTTCCTGGTAGTCGCATAAGGCCCATAGATTCGTCGGGATATTTCTACGTTCGAACCATCGGTGCATCACCGTGGCTTCAAGACGAAGAAGGTTTTCGGCCCACTCCTGGAGCGCTGGGTTCTGGAGAACCGCAAGCAGCCGGTGGGCTGCAAACGCTTGGGAAGGCACGAAATTAGA